CTGTTTACCTGGCGAGACATCGCTAAGATGAAGAATTCAGCATCAACTAACCTCCTCATCCTTGACGAGGTGTTTGATTCTTCGCTAGACTCCACAGCAACAGACGAGTTGATGAAAATTCTGAAAGGATTGGACAAGAAAACCAACCTCTTCGTCATTTCACACAAAGGAGAGGTCCTCCTAGACAAGTTTGAGACCACGATCCAGTTTGAAAAGGTCAACGACTTCTCTAAGATGACCGTGGACCAGTCCAAATAGTGTCCACAGACCCCTGGGATCCGTCCTGGGGGTCTTATAATGTATGCATACAAGCAACGGTCACATGTTTCAAAACGAAGTCAAGGGACAACTCGCCAAACTGCTCGCTACTGAGAATCTGATCATCGAGCACAAGGTTTGTGAGACTGCTTCCTTCAACGTGGAGACTCGCACCCTTATCCTTCCTATCTGGGAGGTCGGTGACCGCACTTATACCATGCTGGTGGGTCATGAAGTCGGTCATGCTCTCTACACACCCAACGATGACTCGCTGGATAACCTCCCTTGCCCCAAATCCTACGTCAATGTGACTGAGGATGCTCGCATTGAGAAGTTGATGAAGCGTAAGTTTCCTGGTCTGACCAAGGACTTCTATGCTGGGTATCAAGACCTGCATTCTCGTGATTTCTTCTCTGTAAAGGATGAAGATCTCTCCACCATGAAGTTGATCGACCGTATCAACCTTTACTACAAGGTGGGAGCACATCTGATGCTGCCTTTTGATGCCTCTGAGACGCCTCTGTGTGACGCTGTGGGCGCTGCTGAGACGTTTGAGGAAGCGATTGCTGCTGCCCTTGCTATTTTTGAGTTTGAAAAGCAGAAACGTGAGCAGGAGCAGCACCTTGCTCCCCTGTCTAACAAGGACACTGGTGATACTTCTATCGAGAAGTCTGAAGGTAAGTCTGATGAGCAGGCACAGGATGTTTCTGATGAGTCTGATCAACCTGGAGAGGAAGAATCTGATCAGGGTGGTGAGGAATACCCTGATGGTGGTGCTCCCATGGATGATCTGGAGTCTGACACCGACGCTGCTCTGACTGAGAAACTGAAAGACATCACTAACAAGTGGACATCCAACGAAACTCACTATCTCACCATCAATACTCCTGATCTTGACTACCACATTGTCAGCACTCAGCGTATGATTGACATGGCAGAGGAATACTGGGATGAGGTTGATGGTAGTGACATCATCAAGACCGACTGGTCCTATGTTGACAATGAGTATCGTAAATTCAAGCGTGAGTGTGCTCGTGAGGTCAACTATCTCGCCAAAGAGTTTGAGTTGAAGAAGTCTGCTGCTGCATACTCTCGCGAATCAATCTCTCGCACTGGTGTGCTTGACACTAAGAAACTCCACACTTACAAATTCAACGAAGATCTCTTCAAAAAAGTTACCGTCCGTCCTGATGGCAAGAATCATGGTCTGATCTTCCTGCTGGACTGGTCTGGATCTATGGCAGAGGTTATCCATGACACTTACAAGCAACTGCTGTCTCTCTGCCTCTTCTGTCGCAAGTCTGGCATTCCTTTTGATGTCTATGCTTTCGTAAATGATGGTGTGTTTGTCCCTGCTGGGTATGATCGTGATGCATTCATGAAGAAACATGCCATCGACAATGGGTTTGCTATCGATGCACACTTCTTTATGCTGAATCTGTTGAGCAGCGACCTCAACAATGCTACCTTTGACAAGATGGCAAAGTATATCTGGCGTAATTCCTTCCACTATGATGTCCATTACGGTCAGCAACGTGCCAACTGGGATGCACGTCAGGCATGTCCTAACGCTCTCCCTCCTAACTTCCACCTGTCTGGCACTCCTCTGAATGAAGCAATCGTTTGTCTGCAGGGTCTGATCCCCACATTCCAAGGCAAGCACAACGTTGAGAAAGTCCACGTCAACATCCTCACCGATGGTGAAGCACAGTGGTCTCGTCAGTGGGTCATCCGTAACTACAACAATGAAGATGTGCCTCTGCTCAGTGTCCTCCGTGATCGTGTTACGCTTCGTTGCAAGAAGACTGGTCGCACTTACAACCCAGGTTATAACGGTATTACGGCACAACTCCTCCGTTACATGAAGGGTCGTTTCCCTCAGTGTAACTTCCTTGGATTCCGTATCGGACCTGCTCGTGATCTCACCAATCTGTTGCAATACAGCGACCTGTCTGCTGATGATCAGCGTAAGAATAAGAAGGTCTTCAATCGTGACAAGTGCGTTGCTATGAAGATCAATGGTTATCAGGAGTTGTATTTCATCAACGCTAAGAATCTAAATACTGATTCTGAGTTTGCTGTTGATATCGACGCAACCAATGCACAGATCAAGAATGCATTCAAGAAATCTCTCAAGAGTAAGTCCAACAACAAAAAGATCCTGTCGTCCTTCATCACTCAAATTGCATGAATATCTTTGCTACGCATGATGATCCTGTGCTGTCGGCAACTGAGTTGCCTGACAAGCACATTGTAAAGATGCCACTGGAGTGTTGTCAGATGCTCGCAGTGGTTTATTCTCCTTGGTATAAAGATATTGGTCCTGTTTTCAAGTCGGATGGTAGTGCATACGCCACAAAGAAAGGTGCCTTTCGTAATCATCCATGCACCAAATGGGTAGCAGAATCTGATCACAACATCGCATGGTTGTTACAACATGGCATTGCACTTTGTGACGAATATGAATATAGATATAACAAACGTCACACTTGTAAAAAGAGTCTAGTCCTTGCTGGTCTTCTGTATCAGCATGGTTGCCCTGAGAAACATACTCCCTTCGCTCGTGCGATGCCTGATGAGTGGAAATATGATGACTCCATCTCTACACATGAGGCATACCAGCGTTACATCGCAAGCAAACCCTGGGTGCCAACCAACTACCTGAGGGTGCCAGATCGCAAACCGTCCTGGATTGACCGCTATGCTCCTGTGGAGGCAGTATAATTACAAGGTAATCGAGAGACAAACCAATGCCTGCCAAGTCTGACCTGACCACCGAGACCCTGGTCTCCTATCTCACCGATACCTACGGTGAGCAAGTCAAGACCGAGCAACTCCTTGCCGCTGCTGACCACTTCGGAGTATCGTATCCCACTATCACCAAGCGTCTTGACACCTTCAAGGCAGGTCGTGGCAAGTGGAATCTGACTGTCGCTGAAATGCGTGAGCAACTTGAGCACACTCTTGAAGTTGACAGTGTTGACTGCACTACCCAACAGCATCGCGAGTCCTTGATCCCATCTAAAGACAAAAACTTTGTCCCTTTTGGTAACTTCACTGACCTGAAGAAGGTTATCAACAGTGGTATCTACTATCCCATCTTCATCACTGGTCTCTCTGGTAACGGCAAGACCCTTGGTGTTGAGCAGGCATGTGCTCAGACTGGTCGTGAGTTGATCCGAGTCAACATTACTATCGAAACTGATGAAGACGATCTTATTGGCGGTTTCCGTCTGGTTGACGGTAATACTGTGTGGCACAATGGTCCTGTCATTGAAGCTCTTGAGCGAGGTGCTGTCCTCCTTCTGGATGAGATCGATCTGGCATCCAACAAAATCCTCTGTCTCCAGTCTATTCTTGAGGGTAAGGGTGTCTTCCTGAAGAAGATCGGTCGCTATGTCAAACCTGCTGATGGTTTCACTGTCATTGCTACTGCCAACACCAAGGGCAAGGGTAGTGAAGACGGTCGCTTCATCGGCACCAACGTGCTCAACGAAGCATTCCTTGAGCGTTTCCCGATCACCTTTGAGCAAGAGTATCCCACTCAGAAGATTGAGGCAAAGATGCTCAACAACTACTGCTCTGAGTTGGATTGCTGCGATGACAAGTTTATCTCTAACCTTGTCGCCTGGGCAGACATCATCCGCAAGACCTTTGCTGACGGTGGTGTTGACGAGGTGATCTCTACTCGCCGTCTGGTGCATGTCATCCGTGCTTACAGCATCTTCTCTGATCGCGTCAAGGCAATCAAGGTCTGCCTGAATCGTTTCGATGATGAGACCAAGCAATCTTTCTTGGAATTGTATGATAAGATTGATGCTGAGGTTGACATTGACAACATTGACAGTATCCTCGCTTCCTGATATCCTTTATACATACTCTGTCCATGGCTATGAAATACAGTGAAGACAAGATTCTTCAAGAGTTGCGTGACTACATCACTAGCACCTACTCTGCCCACTACTCCTCTGGAGAAGATGGGATCCAGACTCTCGATTTGATCGAAGCGTGTGGAGATGGAGAAGCATTCTGTAGAGCAAACAT